CTTGTAGTAAGTCACATTAGAACTCTACAGCTGACTCACGCTGCAAAGCCTCGTAATGATGTCCTAGTGGCGAGCTAGCCCCTAAATAGGGGTATGATGAGGGCATCATGCCGAAAGTTACAAAGCCTAATGCAAGCGGCGCACACTACGAAAAACGCCACTGTCATTGGTAACCAAATGCAACCTATCCGTTTTAACTTTACACTGGAACCCCGATGGATTTCGGGGTGTGCCGATTCAGGGTATCAACACGAAACCCTAACCAAGAACTATCTTGTATATTTCAGCCCAATGATCCCATACTGGGATCAACAATTTGGGCATAACAATGGCATGAATGAAGGTCAGAGCTACCAATAGCGCAATCCGACCAACCATACGAAAGCCTCCAGTTGTAAAACATAGAAAGTAAATCCAGGCACGACTAATTGGGTGGGCACAAAAAGTAAATTTCACTTTTTCCATGTAGATCAACCACCATAAAATGGGGGTCAGGACATAATAGGACTCACTGACCCAATGCTCCCAGTAGAAATAAGGATCCCAGGCCGTTCCACGACAGTGATCTCCATAATCAACTGTGGATACGTACAAATCACCACACTGGACATCAAGGCAGATTTCTTCCTCTTCGATCGGTTCTCCAAGGTATTTATGTCTCCAATTATTGACTCGCATATCATATGTCTTGTCAAATCCCAGACAATACTCAAAAATACCTGCCTCTTTTGCAACATTTTCTAGTTTAGCCTTTCTGTCCTCGAAAGTCTCTCGACCATAATAGAACCAGTCGTGTAATGAGCTATCGATGTTTGTTGCTGCGTGCTCAGCCAGAGTCAATTCTTTTGAAAGCAAGTGCGCATGCAATCTTTTAAAAATAGACTCTTCTGACAAAAGGCCAACGTGCCGGCCCAAATCCGGGTTGAAAACACATTTCCTCTTAAGGAAGTCTACATCTTTCTCTTCCATATATTCTGTAGGTTTCGACTCCTTGTCGGGCATAGTGAATTTCATGTCATGTTGGGCCAAGTACTCTGCATAGGAAATGTGATTGAATAACGGACAATTCTCACTCACTGTGCCAATGACATCGTCTCCATATGTAATAAAAGAACACTCACTCTTGAAATCCTTATCAGGATACATAGTATAAAACGCACATCTCAATAGGAGCGAATTAACTATGGAGTTAATAATTACTGTTAAGTTTTGGCCTGATGGGTTAGTTCCAAAAAGTTGGATCAAATCCCCATTGTAAGCT